AGAAGAGAAGTTCAGAACCCCCTGCTGATCGATACTGGTGCCCTCTTGGAGGGCTCCAGAAATCGTGTTCAGAATTGCCTCATTAGCAGAATAGAGCGCCCCAGCAAGGCTCTCTGCGCCAGCGCCGTCAGCAGCCGTAATTGACTGCGCCTGCGCGCTGATCTGGAAGGTATCAGATGTCGTGGTTTCCTCAACTTCGTTTATCGCATCCTGGATTTCTGTAATTTCCTTGCTGCGACTGCGAAGGCTCTTGAGGGCGCTCTGGAGGTAGGAACGCTGATTGGCTGGGATGCCAACAACAGACGACTCAAGGAGCGAGATTCGTTCAATCACATAGGTCTCAAGCCCAGTCGCCTTGTCCTTCTTCTTGCTTGCCTGATCGACGCGGGCGCCAATCGAAAGACCAAGTCGAACGCCGCGCTTGATTGCCTTGTAGGTGCGGAGCGCCTCAGGGTTCTCATCCTCTGGGCAGACCTTGATGTCGATGTCGAGGTCGTAGACTTGCTCGCCGCTTGCCTCGTCAACGCGCTTGACAATGCGGGCATCTGTGACGGACCCAAAGAGGTCCTCTGGTACGTTGTAGTTGTGGTTCAGCCAAATGGTCATGTTCTTCTTGGCGGTATCAGCCATTGACTTAAGTGCATCCGTCGTCATCTCATCGCCCTGGAGATCGCGGATGGTAGAGGAAGTTGTTCCTGAGACATACATATCCCCGTTATCCGCGGTGTATGCCTTTAAAGCCGTGGTATAAAGTTTGAAGTCCATTACGCCTCCCAAGCGAAAAACGGACTTGACTTGACAAGCCCATTTACACGATATAGAGTTGTCGTTGGTAGGATCACTGCGGAGATAATAGCATCCTCAAAAGGATGTAACAATCTACAAGGAGTCTACATGCATAAAAAACTAGTCACATTCATGGCGGTATGCACATTCTTAGCAGCAACGTTCGTTGGAATTCAAAAAACAGTTAATACCAACATTGCGGTAGACGGTGTATACGATGCATCACCTACCCCTACGCTTGGTCCCCCCGTGCCGCCAGCAGGTCCCATCTGCCCCCCTGAAACATGCGTAAAAGGGGTGGTTACGACCTACGACGCCTCAACTCACCTCTGCTCTGGGCAGAGATGCTGGTACTCAAAGTTCGGGGCGTGGTGGACTCCCACGGCGCCAAAATCGCTGCGCTGGGTTATCGCCTCAAAAAAAGAGTGCAGTCGCCACCCAGAATGGGGCTGCTATCTCAAGGACTTTGGCTCATACAATAAATTGGTCCGCCCGTACTATGCAAAACTTACGGTCTACGCTGCTGCTGGACCAGAACTTAGGAAACTCATCGCCAAGGCGTATGGTGGATTTCCTCCCCTCTGGCACAGGGCTCCGTATGTAAAGGTCAGGTTCTGGCAAATCCTCCCAGACGGGACTGAGGTCAGCAACATCATCTATATTGTTGACGTCTGCGCCTGTGAGCGAATGGCTGACTTTGCCCCTGGGTCGTGGGATCTGTTTGTTAAAGTGCCAGCCAAAGGCGGGGGCTGGCATCACAGCCTATACGCTGAGGTGGTTAAGCCCTGATAAAACACAGGATAGATTGTTTCCCACTTGTTCCTATGAGATATAGTGTATACTGTTGGGGTGGAACATTTAGATATTTGTAAAACATGCTCGCAAATGAATGAGGCTAGAGACGCCGTCCGCGACCTTGCCCTTGCAATGGCAAAGTTTCAAAAGGCAGCGGCTCCAGTCCTTCAAGGCTATGAGCATACGCGAAGGTCGCACCTACAGTGCGCCCTGTGCCAGATTCTGGTTGGTCCGACCCATATGGTTCAAGAACTAGTTCCTGAGCCGTTGATCCCGCGAGCGCGGGGACAGAAGCGATACGATGTTTGCGGGGAGTGCTACCAGCACCTAAAGCGGGTGCGCAGGAGCGTCCCGCAGCAGCGGAACTACCACAAGGCTTTACACATCATGCTACGGGGCGACGAAGACGAAGAGGAGAACGAACTTGACGCCTGACGTTGATTCAACAATTGAGGTTGAGTTCGAAGATGGGCGCTTTGTAGTGCCAAAGTGGTGGGCAAGTTTGCCGTTCCTTCGCTCAGGCGAGTACGTAGGTGGAATCCGCAGAGTTCCATTCACTATTGCGGAAGCGCGGATTAAGGTTAATAATGATCTCCTAAGCACCGCGGTTCGTTCTGGGATGCGAAAAGCAGTACAGTTTTCGAAAGGTCGTTGATGGCTGAACAGAAGGGTCTCTTTGGTCGACTTGCAGATGCCGTAACCAACCGCGCCCCTGAGCGAGAGCCAGTCAGGGAGGGCTTTGACGCTATCAAGAGCGACTCTTCTTCTGTTATTCCTGACTGGGACAACAGCCCCTACGCCCGTGGCGCCAGCAACGGCAATCAACTGGCAAAGCGCAGCGTCCGCCAACTCCGCAAGTGGTCGCGAACAAACCCATGGATTCGATCCGCGATCAACCTTCGACGCGGTCAGGTCAGCCGCGCAAAGTGGGACATCGTTGCGGTTGACTCAGACGGCGAGCCAAATACCCTCATCGTCGACATTATTAAGGCAAAATTGCGTGAGCCAAATCAGCGCGGCGATTCATGGCGCTCGTTCATTGAGCCAGTCGTCGAAGACCTTTTGGTTCTGGACCAGGGCTGCATTGAAGTAGAAGCAACCGTAGGGGCACACCTTGGGATGAAGTTGGACCCTATCGCGAACCTTTGGGCAAAGGACGGCGGTGCAATTGCCTTTGACGCCAACTGGGACGGATACGATCACGATAAGCCGCGATACTATGAGTACAACTCTGAGGGCAAGTTGATCGCCCAGTACAAGACGGACGAGTTGCTGGCAATGATTGCCAACCCAGTCACCTACAGCCCGCTTGGGCTTTCGCCGCTTGAGGTTCTTGCGGAGACCATCGAGTCTGATCTTGCCGCTGCGGCATACAACTCCAAAAACGTCATGCAGGCTGCGCCTCCTGGAATCATTGACCTTGGCGAGGGGATTCGCGCAGAGCAGGTCGACGCGTTCAAGTCCTATTGGGAGGCGGAGATCTCAGGGCAGGCGCAGGTCGCTATTGTTGGCGGCGGCAAGGGCGTGAAGTGGACTCCTCTTGGCGCGTCAAACCGCGACATGCAGTTCATGGAGTGGCAGGTTTATCTTGCCCGCAAAATCTGCGCCGTCTTTGGCGTACAGCCGCAAGACATTGGTATTTCATTCGACGTAAACAAGAGCACCGCTGAGGTTGGCGCGGCGTTCACCGCTGACAACGGCATTGCTCCATTGCTTGACCTTATTGCTGAGTACATCACACGAGAGATCGTGTGGCGCTACGATAAAAATCTTCGCTTTGCCTACACAGAACTTGGTCGCAGCAGCCAGTCTGCAATGGCGGAGTACTACAAGGCTGCTCTTTCAGGGATGCCGTGGCTCCGCCTTAATGACGCCCTCCGTGAGCGCGGTCAGGACGGAATTGGCGAGTGGGGCGAAGAGGTATGGATCAATACTCCGCAGGGTCCAATGCCGCACACGCTTTATTTGCAATACGTGCAGACCAAGGTTCTTGGTGCGCCAATTGACGAGAACGAGCCGCCTATGCCAGAAGACGACGGCGGAGAAATGCCACCACCGCCACCGCCTCCTGCTGGCGATAAGCCAACCCCACCACCACCGCCCCCAAGTAAGCCAAAGCCGTCCAACCCGCCTACTCCCCCAGACGCAAAGCCGTCTAAGACGCCGCCAACTCCACCGCCAGCGAAGCCAGCCGAAAAGAAGCCAGCCGCCAGGAATCCGCTGCCACCAAAGCCACCTGCGGACAAGGCTATTGCGGAAGAGGTTCTAAAGGCGGGCGTTGAGCCAATCGTTATTTGCGACATTGACGGAACACTCGACATGGGCGGCGGAAAAGCAAACGAAGCCGTCATCGAATTCCTTGACGAGCAGGCGCTAAATCACCGCATCTTCATCGTAAGTGGACGCCAAAAGGAGCGACTTGCTGAAACTCGCAAGTTCCTTGACGACAACGAAGTCCCACACGACGAAGTAATGCTCAATACGCTCCCTGTTGGTCCAAATAGCGAAGTGGAATTCAAGAAGCAGGCAGTAGAACTCCTGCTAGAGAACAACATTGTGGAACTTGCAGTGGATAACAACCCAGCAGCGCGTGACGCGTATGCGGAGGCTGGCGTTCGCGTCAAGGACCCTGCTGACCTGAGCCCAAACGAAGATCCTGAAGGTGGAAACGAGGATTCTGGCGACAAGGAAGGCGAGTTGCCACCAGAAGCACCAGTAAAAGGGAAGAAGTCCGCGCAACTAGACCTAACTGTCCCGCAATCCGTACGAAATGAAGCAAAGCGCGGTCTTGCATGGCGAGAAGAGTACGGACGCGGCGGAATTGGACCTGGGCAGCGCACTGCGCGCATGCTTTCAGGAAATGCCATGACAATTGGTCGAGTCCGCAAGATGAATGCCTACCTTGCGCGCCACGAAGTCGACAAGCAGGGTCAGGGATGGAAGCCAGGTCAGGAAGGATTCCCTTCTGCGGGCAGAATTGCTTGGGCTCTATGGGGCGGAGACGCTGGAAAGCGCTGGGCGGGGAAAATTTCCCGTATGGCTGAAGCGGCGCGAGAGGCTTGAGCGAAAAGGGCTTCTACCACAAGCAGCCGTGCTTCTGCCTTCCGTGCAAAGTATTGAAAAACGCCCCAAAATCCAAAGTTGAGGCGACAGCAGAGGCGGAAAAGCCAGTAAAGAAGGGCAAAAAGAAAGCAGGGAGGTAAGATTCCCGCATGGCACACAAAGACCCAGTCCTCCCAGAGATTGCTAGGGCAGTTTTTGCGCGTGATGTGTCATGCGTTGGTGTAAAAGTAGGCATGTTGGGTGCGTGTGGCAGCCAATGGGGTCCAGGAAAGCCAGTTTCTATGGAAATCGACCACGTGAACAGCGCTGGCTTTGGAAAAAGGGGTCGCTCCATAGAGGAAAACCTTGTGTTGATCTGCGGTTACCACCACCGAATCAAAACTGAGTCGTCAAAGCAGTGGCGAGCAGCCATCAATGAGTATTTGCGGGGGTTCTACGCAGCATGAAGCGACTATTTGAGGGCGGGGAAAACCCAGATTCCAAGGGCGCTGGCTGCGGTTCACGCAACTGCCACGTTCGCCCAAGAAATAGTTTATCTAATAAGTTAGGTATCGCCATTGACCCCAAGGAGCAGGATCGAAAAGTGCTAGTTGACGGACGTCTATGGCATGCTGTATGCTGGCTTAGCGTGCGGGAGGGTCCTGATACACGCGGGGATACTGCCCCCTGAGCCAGATAGATATGAGATGGAGGATTCAGTGGTTGAAGCAACCTTTCCCAACCCAGAGCGCAAGTGCGTCGTCTGTGGCGAGGATGTAACCAACAAGGCAACACTTCGTTGCCAGCCCTGCTACTTCCAGCAGGCTCGTGAAGGTCACTCAAAGAACCGCAGCATCCGTGCAAACGATATTCTGGTAAAGCGCAAGGCTGGCGCAAGCATTATTGCAATCGCCAAAGAGATGGGCGTCAGCCGCATTCGTGTGTATCAGATCCTTGAAGCGTATAAGCGCGACAACCCTGATGCCTTCGTTGCGGCGACGAAGTCAACTGATGCTGCCGTCTGAGGAGAACGTTGGGCAGGTTCTAATCGGTAAGCGCGATTTTCTCTGGACGCTCTCTCGATCCCAGCGTGGCAGCGAGAGCACCGTGGAATTCATTCGACGCGTGGTAATGCTCTACGAGTCGTCGCTTGATTCTATTGGCATTAGCCCAGAGGATCGACAGAACCGCCTGAACGGAGCAAATACGGAAGCAGAGGAAGAGGTTCGACGACTAACCAATGCGCAATAGCGGTGATGATCTAAAGGATGTACGGAAGCGTCAGCGGGAACGCACGGCGCACGTCTGGGATATCCTGCGCGCCTCAGGAATGAAGCGTAGATTCATCTCCAAGCATTTGGGTATCTCGTTGAATTACCTGAACCAAGTGCAGTATGGACAGATGCCAATTAGCAAGCCGCTTCGCAAGAAGTTGAGCGAGTTTCTAGGCATTTCACAAAATAGGCTATTCGCGGATCTTGATGCCGCGGAAGCAGAAGATGGGAAGGAGTAGGTTATGGCTTACGGGACAGGGGCACCAGTACAGAAGCGTTTCGCTGAGGACTACATTGACGTTGCTGAGCGCCTTCGCGCTTGGTATGGGGAGTTCCCAAATGGTCGCGTTGAGACGGAAATTGTCTCCAGCACGGACAGCCGCATTGTCGTAAAGGCATATGTGTATCGCGGATCTGTTGACAACACCACGGGCGCCGTTGAGGCACCTGCTGGCATTGGTCACAGCGCAATGAACATTCCTGGCAGCACGCCGTACACCCGCGGCTCAGAGTTGGAAAACTGTGAGACCTCAGCGGTTGGTCGCGCGCTGGTCATGGCGGGTCTTCCTTCAAAGCGCGTCGCATCTACGGATGAGATTCGCGCGAAGGGCGGCACCGTCGCAGGCGACAAGCCTACCGTCGTGGTTGCCCCAAGCACGGGGACTGCGGATTTCGCTAAGGCGCTTGACGCCGCCACCTCAATGGACGACCTTGCGGAAGTCTCTGGCAACATCCAGCGCGCAAACCTCACGGAAGAGGAGCGCACGTTCCTTGGTAATAAGTGGAAGGAAGCACGTTCTAAGTTTGCTAGCATCTCCTGATGACTGAGCAACTAGCGCTTATTGAGGAGCGCGTTCCTGAGCACTTCTCCGTCAGCGAATTGCGGGAGTACATGACATGCCCGCTTCGCTGGTGGTATCGCTACCGTGCTGGCTTGCGCACAGAGAAGACCACGTCGTACTTCGCCCTAGGCACAGCGGTGCACTCAGGGCTTGGCGCGTGGTACTGGCACTACAAGACTTCAGGAGAGCGCGAAAAGGCGCTGGAGTTGTATCGCCAGACATACCTTGAAGAGTCAGCGAAAGTTGATTGGCGCCTAGAGCCTGCGAAGAAAGATCCGTTTGAGCAGAAGACTCGTGGCGAAGAGATGCTCATGGCGGCAATCTCCGCGGGTGACGATTGGGAGGCGGAGTCCGTCGAGGAGACGCTCTACGCAGAACTGTCGCACTCCAAGTTTGGCAAGTTGCCGCTCCCTATCAAGATGGTGTTGGATATGCGCACGACGACAAATGACATCGTGGAGCACAAGACCTCTGACCGAAAGTGGGCGGCAAATCGAGAGCACAGCGACATTCAGGCAAGCGCCTACATCGCTGGAGTTCGCGAGAACTACGGGCACGACCCGTTGCTCACCTTCAACATTATTTCTAATTCCGCAAGCGGTCCGCTCGTAGATCGACGACCAACGCGGCGCACGCAAGACCAACTAGATCAACTGTACGTCCACGCGCGGGGGCTCTTGAATGCGATGGAGAAAGGTGCTATCTTCCCCAACCCAACGGCGTACATTCACAACACCTGCGAATATAGGAGGATCTGCGATAAATGGGAAAGCCATCCACAACCGCTCCCAACAACGCGTTCTGGATTGACGCGGATGCTCCCGTCGCTGAGCGAGAAGGCACTGCCAGAACTCAAGTAGGGCACTGGTGGCGCTGCTACACGGATCTACCGCGACACCGCAAACTTGCACGGCTCCCTGACGACCGCGCCCGCTGGGCGTGGGTGACGCTGCTCTGCGCCGCAGCAGACGCGAATGGGGTGTTTGAGTCAGACAGCCATATTGAATTGATGATTGGCGCGCAATACGCCAAGTACGTTCCGTACTTCCGCAGGGTTGGACTACTGGACGGCTTGGTCGTCCACGACTGGGACCAATGGCAGGAGACGACGGATGAGGGGCGCCCAGAGCGGGAAAAGCGCGCCGCAGCGGCACGAAAACGCTACGAGACTATGGGAACCGCAGATAAGGGCTCAGAGTCCGTCGTTCGCTCTATGCGCGAATGGCT